CCTGCTGTAACTGAAACCTGACGGCCGAGTGATTTGACCTTAACAGTTGTTGAAGTCTTCACTACAGCAGAAGTTCCAGCCTTGATTGCCAAGCCAGGAGCGGCAAGACAGTTATTTTGCATGAAATTTACTGACATGAAATTGAGTTAATTAAGTTTTAATTGACTCTCATATTTTCAAGCTGTGCGTAGAGGTCATCTTTTGATAATGAATCCAAATCTGGTTTACCTGCCCTGTTAGGGTTTGAAGGTGTTTTTTCGATTGGTTTAACTCTCGCTATTTGAATATCTGTGACGACTTCACCAACAAGTGCTTTTACACTTTGAGAAGGATTACGCATGAATGTTTTTTTAATATCATTCTTATAATCTGCGATACCTTCAATCTTTTCGTATTTCTTGAATTCTTCCTCAAACTTTGCTTCAGCATTAGCTTTCTCGATAGGCGATAAAGTTTCCTTTAATTCGCTTTTTATTACTTTGTGGAATTTTTCAAGCAGTCTACGAGATGGTTCGTCTTCTACAGCTTGTAGAAAGTCTTGTACGTTTTTGAAATCATGCTCTTCTGGTTCGGTTTCAGGGGTTTCTTCTGGGGATGTATCCGCAGATTTCTCCGCTAACTCCTTAACTTTAGAAGCCAAATCTCTAATACGTTTTTGAGCGCGTGGGCTTAGGGTAGATATTTCTTCTTCACTAAGCTCATCATTCTCTTGACTGGTAGGAGTTTCAACAGTTTCAGTCTCTGTTGTAGGTTCTTGGTCGGACGCCACCGAAGTTTCCTCTGCTTCTGACTCGTTCAAAACTTTATCAAGTTCTGCATACAAGTCTACGTCTTTGTTTTCTTCCATAAGTATATCACAAACAATTTTATAAATAAAATGTGTCTACTATAGGTATCCACATTTGCCGATAGTTTGACTAGCTATCTGGCAACATCTTTTCAATTTCTCCCTCTAGCGTAGTTATCCGAGTCTTTGTATCGGTCACTTGCAATAGAGCGAGTAATGTTTGGATGTTTACGTCATCTTTTACGAGCTTATGTATTCTTGCCTGTAGTTCTTCTCGTATTTTCTTTTCAAGTAATTGCCAACCCTCAGTCTGTTTCATTGTCTCAAAAGCACCTATCTCTGCCCGTATTGCACTCAATGAGTCTATGATCGACTGACTTTCTTCGTTGTATTCTTGCTTTCTTCCTATGAGCTTATCTAGCCATATCATTTAATACTTCTTGGTACGTTAATTTGTGCTTCTCGACCTGTTTGACTTAAAAGGGCTGTATCTTCATTTGGTGGGTTTCCTCCTCCTACTTCTGGTTGCTGTTGTGGCATTTGTGTCTGTGCTTGTGGAGTTTTTTCTTCTTCGGTAAACCACGATTCTATTTCAGTAGGCTGGATGTCAAATGATTTTGCTACACTGCGACGCATAGCAAGCTGTCCTGGAACTTTCGGATCATCTTTGAATAGTTCGTAGAGCTCAATTTTAGCTTTCTGCTTAATAGCTTTATTTTGTTCTGAGTCTTCTGATGGAGTAGCCTTAGAAACGAGCTTCACGTCTTTAAAGTTCTTCTTCGTTACATCTTCAACTGTAAGATTCTTATACCCAAAAATCTTTACTTTGCGAGGTTTCGTAAGCTTTTCTTGGCTAATATCAGCCATAAGCTGTGTAAGTTCTTGGAACGCCATCGTAGCATTACGCTTCATTACAGCGATTTTAGCGTCAATTTCAGCACTAATCTTAGCCTGTTGTGTGACTGAAACTTTACCTTTTCCTGGTGAAATGTTAGGGCTAAGACCTGCTGCGCTGTCTGCAAGACCCTTAACAAGTTGCATTGTAGAGGCTGCCGAGCTGATTTCAGGCGGTACAAATTGCCAGACTTTTGATTGGATGTTCTCACCTGGTGCAGTTTGAACAGATGTAACACCGAGTGGTCGAGGAACAATAGAGCTTTGTTTAAGACCTGACGATGAAGCAACAAAAAGCATACCAAAGTTGCGATATGTGTTGTTGTCTATGACTTGGTTGATATTTACGTCTATAGCAAGGTTTGGGTCACGATATACGTCTGCTACTGAAGGACACCAGAACGTAATTCCACGAGTGTATGTTCCCCATGAAACAAATGGGTTATTTCGGTATGAAGGAATACCTATTTCACTTGCCTTCTTACAACGCAAGAGGTAGAGATCATTCGCTACAAGCAAAACATACGGCTCTGCTGTTCCGTCGTCATTCTTAATCATTGTCCACCACTCAGTACACTCAGCTACTTTTGAGCCATAGTTAGTAGTATTTGATAGACCCATATTAGCAAAACGAGTGTTCTTATACGAAGCCTCTGTAGAGCTATCTTGCTGAGTTTCATTCGGGACTTTATTCTGCTTTAGTTTTGCGATTTCCTCTGTATCGTATTCGTATTCTTCTGCTTCTGCGTCGATTTCCTCTATAGTTTTATAGATGAATTGCTGACCGCAGTAAAGTGCAGAACGAGTGTTCTTTGCTATAGGTGAGATGAGGAATGCGAGTGTATCTACAAGTTCGACAGTGTTTTTATCGTTTCCAGGTATAACTTTGTAGATTGTGCGACCATAAATACCAGCCTCAATCTTTGAGTTTTCATACATCATCTTCCAGTCAGACTCATTGAGGTCTTCTTGGACAACGTGCTTCATAATCTCCTGAGCGTTCTCATCACCCTCAGGGATTGTGTCATATTCAAAATCTGGTGACGAACCGAGCTTAGAAGCGAAGTTTTGTACTCCTTCAAAGACAAGCGGAACATGGAGGTTTGAACGAGTCAAAAGAGTACGCTGGATTACTCCGTTATACTGTTCTTCGTTCTTCATCCAGTTGTTTATTTTCTGCTGGCGAAGTTTAACTGCAAAATCCTTTTCGGTAAGATACTGCTTAATAATCTCCTTTTTGTTAGGGATTACGTTTTTATAGTCCTTCTTTGGTTCTTTTACGTCTGTTGTAGGTTGAGACATGGAAAATGCGTGTGCTTCTCCTGTCTCTCAGTGAGAAATATAAATATATTATACTCTGTTATTTTTTATCCGTCAAAATTATCTTCTGGCTTCTGTGGACAATGTAATAATCTGCCCTGCCTGACTGGTCTTTTGTAACCTCAATTTTCTCAAATGGTTTGAGTTCTCGCAGTATATTTAGGATTGTTTGCTCGTTCTCGGTCATAGTTTTAGACGTTCTTCGGCTGATACTCCTCGACAATCATAAGTAGTCCACCGTGACCAATGAATATCCTCACGTTTAAGCTCAATCTCGTAAATATCCATCTTTCGGACTATTTCCTTTATCTTTCTGCGTAGTTTTCTATTGAAAAATAGGATTATACAGAGTAGCCACGCTGCCTTTTGCATACGCTTTGTGAGGTTTATGTCTGAGTGTTCACGCTGTGCATAAAGCCCTACAAGACGTCTGATTTCCTTGTATGGGTTCTTCTCAAATGCTTCCTTGTCTAGCTCGCCTACAATGTCTTGGAAGCGGTAACGATAAGCGTCATCGTGTTCTAGTACCGCACAGATAATGTCTCGTATCTGCTGATGTTCTATAAGGTCATATACTTCACGCACTGGCTGTTGGTAAAACTTACGCTCCATGAAAACATCTTTCATGCCATGCCAGCAAAACTCAATCCAAATAGGCCAGTATTTGTATATGTAAAATACAGACGCTGGGCCTTTCATAGTCCTCAGCATTGTAGGGATTATCTTTTTAAATTCGTGGACATGAGCCGTGCGAGAGTTAAAACACGCTCGAAGTGGAATAGGGTCATCCTTGACGTAAATCTCACATCCTCCTTCATCTAGTATTCTAAACTCTTGAATTGGTAGAACCTGTGAATAGTCGACAAAGTTAGACTTCAGCGCTTCTTGTCCATTTACTTGTATTCGTGGAATACCGTAGGTTTCCATTGCAAACTGTAGCTCGTTTTCCATTGTTATTTCCAATACCCCGTTCGAGGGTCTAATAATATACCTTGGTCTATAGCGTCATCGACAATTGTACGCTTATAAATTGGTGTTGGAATAGGATTAAGTAGCTGTGTAGCAAGTGCCATAGACATAACTATATCATCATGCTTACCGATTGGCGCAGAATAGGTGACGTTATTATTCGCTGTTACTTCATACTCAAAGCTATTGAGTTCATCTTTGATCGCTTCAATGTCAGGGAACGTCATGTACTTGTTTTCTAGGAACATAGCGAGCTTTTCTACGAGAGTACGCTTGATCTGGTTACTGCTTATCTTAAAAGGCACTACGTTGACCCCAGAGGCGCTTAATTGTTCAACAAAGGCATCACCTACGCCTGTAGCGTCTACAACTGCCTGCGCGTCATTGTAGCGCTTTAAAACGGCTGTTATAACTAGTCTCTGCTGTTCCCAAGACTCTCTTTCAATAGATTTGAAATAAACAAGATGATTTGTGCTCGTGTCAAAACCAACTATTACAGTGCGGTCAAATGTTCTGGCTAGATCTATACCAAAGACGTAACTGTGGCCTTCTTCTGGTTCAAGTAGTGTTCCGCTAATACATTCATAGTGTCCTTTGAATACTGAGGAAGCTCCTTCAAGAATACGGCAGTAATACTCTTGGTAGAAAAAGTCTAAGTTTGTGACGTTTTTCTTTATATTTTCAATATCTTCCTGTGAATAAAGTCCTGTATCTTCTACTGTTTTAAGACTACTCCACCATTCTTTCGCTTCTGGGTCTTGACCCAGACGACGGATAAACTCAAAGTCGTTGTTTCCCTTAGGTGTTCCTCCGTAATCAATCCAACCTCCACTAGATCGTATTGTAGGCTCTAGGATAGCTTCTCTAAGCTCTGATCCCCAGCGTTTAGCTATTTCTCCATATTCGTCAACAGTTATACCAATAGGTTTAGGGCCACGAAGACTATCTGGCTTATCTGCACCTTTTAGTTGCCAAACTGAACCATTGGGAAACGTAATCGAGTAATCACTATTGTTTACTTTAAGATGTTTTAAGGCTCCCTCTGGTATCCAGCGAAAGATTGAAGTGTTAGGGTCTTTCCATACTGTAGAGATACCTTGATTGAGATAGGGAGAGATGAACCAGTAGAGTCCTTTTACTTTTAAGGCTTCAATTAAAGAGTTATTGAGCATATCAGTAGTTTTATGACTACCGCGATGCCACATGAGCACTCTAAACTTATTCTTAGCCTGTAAGTATTCAAGCTGATATGGTTTTAAGTTATCAAGGTATTCTTTTGTTGGAATAGTTACTGACATTATTCCTTGTCTCTAAATGAAATAACGCTTATTTTATCTGCTATTTTATCAAGTGCTTCGTCTGTTTTAGTTGAGTATCCTTCTGTTTTACCTTTAGTCGTTGCAAGAAACTTTGCTATATCAGCTTTAATCTTTAGTACACCAACATCTATCTTACCTTTATCATCTACATGAACAGAACTTATGATGTCTTTGAATACTTTTTCACTCTCATTGACAGAATTGAGTATCCATAGTCTTCCTATGAACCAGTCAGTCGCTGTTATCTGGTCTGCATATTCTTGTGTATAGCCTGCCTTAATGGCTGATTGTGTAGCGTTTGAGAATGTCTCACTTGTAGGGTTTATGTAAAAATCCCAGCAGAGCTTTTGTCTTGGGTCTAGTTGATACTGATTTGCTCCATTTGGATTAGGCTGTGGCATTATCTCTTCTTAGCTTTTCTTTTAACTGAATATGCAATATAACCGACAATTATATCTTTTCTTTTTTCAAACCATCCTAATCGTACATTACATTGCTGACACAAAACTCCACGATATGTTTTTGGAATTATATGGTCAATCACCATTTTTTTAGCATGTACCCCACATATATCACAATATCCTTTCCTAAGTTCTATTGCCTCTTCTAAAGTAAGACCGTAAAATCTTTTTGCATCTGCTCTAGCCTGATTAAGTCTTTTTTGAGGACTTAATGTACCATTATTGGAAAATTTACTTTTTTGAACTTCTTTTGATTGCATAACTTATAGCAACAGCTTGCTTGACTGGCTTGCCTGCTTTTACTTCTTTACGGATATTCTGCTTAAATGCTTTCTTTGAAGATGATTTTATAAGTGGCATAGTTATATTTTACAACTTATTTGATATACTGTAAACAAACTTTTGTATATGATACTTATTCCGTTACTTCCTGAAGATAAGGCGTACAAGGAACATTGTACAAACTGCGGACATTTTACCGATCATTCTTTGGAATACTGCAAGATTGACTTCAAAACAAAGAAGTTACATTTAGAAATTACTTGTGACAAGTGTAAGGGTGAGCCGAGTGCTTTTAAGCGTGTAATAATCCAAGATGTGAACTTGTAAGACCTCTTTATGGGGTCTTTTTTACATTTTACCGAGGATTTTGTCGATGAGTTCACTCTGTCCAATGCGTGGCTTGTATTCAGTCTTTTCAATGAAAGACTTGATTTCTTCTGACTTATCTGTAGGGATTTCTACTTCTTCGTCTGCTAGCGTCTGAAGTTCTTTGTTGAGTTCCTCCATATTTGCGTTCAAAAACGTATATTTATCATCTGTGATGATAGGCTTCCCTTGTTCATCTTTATCACAGAATTTTTCATAGATTTTCTTTCGATCAGCGTAGAATGTATCGAGTTCCGTGGCGACCTTTTTCATAAACGCATCACGAACACGAGACTCGGCTAAATTAAGCACATCTTCTGTACCTTTAAGGGTCAAAAAAAATACTTCCAGGCACTGTTTAGTAGTTTTCATATACCTATATTTTATAATACTTTTAATTTTTAGGCAAATTCATAGCTTCACGGAGGGCGGATTTCCACCTGCTAATTTTCCTCCTTTTCAAATTCCATTAGATTCGACAGGCTCATTTTCAGCCTTGTTTTTCTTCTTCCTACCGCCTCTTGCTCCATAATATCGAGCCGAATAACAAGTAAGAATTTTCATAATATCTTC